ATCAAAATACCCAACATCAGTTGTGTTTACCTTAAAGGTATGAGCATAGGTATTTGAAACTCGGTGCAATAGACCAAACCCATCTGATTGGATATAAGATCCTGATCCATCTCCAATTTGAAAAACATTTGCCCCAGTTGTTGCCAGATTAGAAGAGTACCCAAAAGTATACGTAGCAAATCCCGCAATCCTTAATTCAACGTACCTACTGGAAGGGACCGAGATTGAAATATCTCCGTCTGCCGCGCTGGCGTAGATTATGGATTTGGTCGAGTCCGCAGTTCCCGCTCCGGTGAACTGGACCCGGTTGGTCAGGGCGAGTGAGCCAGCCCCACCATCCACGGAAGAGCCGATTGTGCCGCCAAGGCTGAGGCGGTCAAATTCGGCGAGGGCGGCGGCGAAGCGGTATTTTTGTGTATCGGCAAAGTTGAGCAAATAGGCACTCCCAGAGGGCACGTTGCTAATTATGCTTGTAGCTATCGCGTAAATACCGGGAGACGTTGCCGACAGGGCCCCGTTTGCCGCATAGGGACCAATAGCCCATGCGGTATTCCCCTGGGTGGATGAGGCGCGGCCTAGGCTCAGCAGCCCTGCCCCCGCCACCCGGTGTTGCTCGTATTTGGCGGTCGGGACGTTGGCGAAGAGGTTTCCGGCCGCAGCATCGGCCCAAATGCTGGTAGTAGTAGTGGCGGCCGTCCCTGCGCCGTTAAGGTAGATATTTTTGTTCGCGTAAAGGTGGTCAACGGCCACCACGCCGGCGTTACCCGTGTAGAGCTTTTGCGACCCGCCGCCCTTGAGGACGATGTTTTTGCCCGCAGGCGCTCCGATGATGATTGACCCCGCATTGCCATCGGCAAAAATCTGGCTTTTGGCGCTGTTCTCGAGCCCCGAGCCATCGGTCGTAAACTCAATTTCCTTGACGGTAGCGGCGCCCCCGACGAGCAGGGCATTGATTTTGGCGAGCGTCGCCTGGTATGGCCCCGGCCGTGAGTCGGGCTGGGCCAGGCAGGTGGCGCAGAGGAGGAGGGAGAGGAGGAGGGTGGAGAGTTTGCTTTTCATTTATGCCTCCAGGTAATAGCAGAATGCCGCTACGGGTGTGCCGTAGAGGGCGCCAGAGTAAGAGCCGCGTAGAATCCCTCTGTCTTCCAGGACAAATCCATTGGCAGACGTCACGCCCGACAAAGGGCTCACGTAGGCATCGGCACCGCTCATGTTCTTGAGCACCCAGCAACCGACCGTGGCAGGTTTTACGACCCCTGTCCCGTCTAAGGTCCCAGCGGTTTGGTTTGCCGCTGCGGTGCTCGCGTTGGCCAGCCTGTTATGGCATTGTTCTCCGGTTAAAAATCCAGTCATTCCGTCGTCCTCCTAACTAAACTTGATGGCCACGTTGGCCACCGCAATCTCTACGGGCTGGCCCGCGTCCACCAGCTGGGGCGTCTCGACCGCCCCATACCAGAGCAGTGTCCCGGCCAGGCCGTCAAACACTCCAAAGTGAGTCACCGTGCATCCAGGGATCGCAGGAAACGTGAGGACGTTGCCGGACTCGGAACGCTTGTCCGCGCCTGAGTCCCAGGCCCAGGAGGTCACCTGCTGGCGGGCGTAGCTCCCGCCCGCCACCTCGTTGGCGGTGCCTGCAGAGGTCGGGTCGCCGGTGTGCAACGACACCCACCACTCGGTTGGTAGGGTCGCCGTCTGGCCCGTTGCCTTTTTTGCCAGCGTCTGCGCAAACGAGGGAGAAAGCGGCATTTTAAGGCGTCCATTGAACTACGTCCTGGCCGTTGTCCAGCCAGAATGCGCGGTCTGCGTTGTTGAGCATTGTCAGGGCCTCCACCATGATGGGGTTGCGAGCGTTCTTTTCGCCCACCGTTCCGTAGTCGGCCACAAATGTGAGCGACCCCGAGCAGGTAAACTCTGACGCAATATTGGCGACCTCAGAGGACACATACGGATCTTTGCACCAAGCGCTGAATGCGGTGGCCCACGGCACCCCGGCCTTAACCCCTACAATCATGTGGGGCTTGTGGTAGTTGATGCACTGGACATAGTCCCTGGTCGGCAGGTCTCCGCTGGGGTGCAAGGTATGCCGGTCGATCAGGGTCGGAGCGCCAGGGCTCGATACATCCCAGGCCTCGATGTGAGGCTCCCGCAGGGCCAGGTCTGTGTGTCCTCCTGGAAGAGGTGAAGAGTAAGCTGTCCAAACGATCTGTCGCAGTATCCAAAGCACGTTGCCGGACCGTGCCCACTGCCAGACACCATGCAGGTCTGGGTAGCTGTCAGCGATTGCCATGTCCCCGCCGCTTCCGTCGTCAGTCCAGTTGTAGCGAATTGTAATGTCCGTCCTGCTCAACTCAGATCCAAGTCCGGAAGTGATCACCAGCCATGTGCGATAGGTCTGGATATAGGTCGGTGTGGCCCCCATCCTCTGCGCTATGATCTGAGTCCCTGTCCCTGTCTCGATAATGTCCCACTCTGCGAAATCGTTCCAGTAATCGTAGACCAACCCCGCACCGGCACCGCCATCCTGCAGAGCGTAAAGCCGGACCCCGGTGGCCATGTTGACTGACTCGTGAAAAATCACATAGTGTCTGTCGTCCTGGTCTATAAATCCGCTAGGGCATTGCTGACTCGTGGGGATGCGAGGATCCCAGGTGCCTGGGGTCCCATCCTGCAATAGGGGAGCCCCAAGAGACGGTAACTGGTTCAGCCCTCCGATTATCTCCCCGGTTGCAGGGGTAATCAGTTTATACCCACGGCTATAAACGTAATCTCCATCAGCCACAAACTCAAATGATTCTGGCATACCCGGCGCCCTCGACGCTACAGCCGCGGCTTCTGCAGCAACGTTGCCAGCAGCGATCACGCCAGAATACATTTCTTCGACATACGGTAAAGGGCTGTATTCCGCCACTTTGGTTATCGTCTCGGCAGTATCTAGGGTAAAAAGGTAAAAATACTGCTCTCCATAGATGCTTTGGGCAGTCATCCACCACCACCAGGCCCCGCCATCCCCCCGGCGCAGGAATGGCCAACGAGTCGAGGGCAAAAGGTAGTCGTATCCGTAAGAATCGCTACCAGAACGGGGCTCCCAGAACCCACACCCGAAAAGCTTGTATTTTCCTCCGATGGCTGTTCCGTTGCTGACCAGCTCTCGCAACGGAAGGTCACTGCCAGGGGTCCACACCATAGAGGTGTTGTCCCGTGTCCAAATTCTTAGCGTGGCCCGCTCCGCGTTGTCGTGGTAGGGGTATGTGGTCAAATTTATACTGGTATAGCCACACTCCATCAGGTAGCGCCCACACACAGCCACATTGCCCGTTCTCTCAGAGGATCGGTATGATGTCGAGTCCCAAACGGTTTTTACTTGCGTCAGGTCGTCCCGGCGTAGGCTCACGATGCCCTCGCTGGTCACGATTGTGTAAATCCGGTTGGCCTGGTCCCAGTAGAGGGCTCCCTGCCGCCGCTCGGCGTCGGCCCCGGATATCGGGGGGAACCATCGGTCCTCGAAGGCGTTGATAGACTGGGTTGCAATCGGGGTGGTCGTGCCACCGATGATATACTCGTTGAGCACCCCTCCAATGGAGTGCATCCCGGCCCCGCTCTCCCAGATAGGGGTGTAGACCGCCAGGATAGTGTAGCTGCCGTCGTCCGCGCTCCATGCCACTAAGCCCACATTGTCGGTCAGGCTGTGCCAGTCGGTCCATTCGTAGGCGGAGGCGTCGTCCGTCCGTGCAATGCTGCCCAGGAGCACGGTCTCAGTCGATAGTCCGAGCACGGTGGTGCTAAATCGCAAGTGGTTGCAATCTGCCGTGAGGCCCTGGCTGATGCGCTCGTCGGCTTCGGGTGAGACCCACCTGCCATTTCCTTGCGCTCGCAGGCGGGCCACCAGGGTGGCCGCTGACTCCAGGTATGCGGAGATACTCGCGGGCGTGACTCCGCCTCCAGGGTGGGCAATCTCTTTTGGCAGTTCAAATAGTTTGGGCGATTTGCGCAACAGAATTGGCTGACGGGAGGACCCAGGCCCCAGGAATGCACACGGGACCGAGTCGCCAACCTGTAGCTCTGGGTTCAGGCTTGGCACTCCGGGACCGTAAATTTCTCCTTCGATGTCGCAGCTAATGCCCCCGGCCCCGATGGCTGTAACATTGGCATATAGGACTCTCTCCTGGCTCACGCAGGGTCTGCTGCTACGTTAAAGCCTGCGAAGCCCAGGGGCTGTAGGCTTCTTCCGACTCTGATGTAAACGCAGGCCTGGTCCACGGGTGCATCGGTGGAGTCGGCAAGTGAGGTCGTGTAAGTATCGTTCCCGTCTAAAACCTTCTGGTCGCCTGCGATGCCTACGCTCAGTTCCGCCACGTGTGCCACCTCACCACGGAATCACAAATCCGTTTATGCTCGTCGAGAATCCCTCGATGCTCCCCGAGTGCTCGATTCTTTCGATTCTGGCTACTGGTATCGAAGTCGGAATTGTGAGAGTCAGCCTGCCGCCGAGTCTGGCCCTGCAGTCGATTGGGCCGCTAGCGGATACGGTGTTGGCGCCCTTGTTGGACTCGTAAAGCAGCTCGGTTGCGCGGGCGTCTACCCAGGCCTTGCTAGGGTAAAGAGCCTCGTTCCTAACGGCTCCCGGCCTGGCGCCTTCCCCGCGGATGGTGCCCACTGTCGTGGTGAATCCTAGGTCCACGTTTGCCAAATCCTTGCCAGGTATTACGGGTGGGGTGCTACCCTGGACCTCTAGCCGTGCGGTAACCGGAGCGGTGTCGTATGGGGCCGCCGCCTTGGCTACGGAAAGACTCATCCAGGTTGCCAGGCTCGACGGCGCAGTCGCGGGGGGGTAGTGTATTGTGGTGTCGACTACACCGAGCACCTGGAATGACACTATCTTGCTCTTCTCGTCGTTAGGGTTGCCGTCCCAGAAAGCCACATTAGAGCAACTCCCGATTGTGCTCTTGTCAATCGCTACCGGATTGAGCACCCCTGCTCTGAGTTGCTGGAATTTGTAGCCAGCCGAGTCCCAGGTGTAATACCTGTCCACCGTGGCCACCTTGTCCTGGTAGTGACTCGTGCGCTTGTTGACTGTAAACCCTGTGATAATGCGGGATTCGTCATATGCCCATCGGCACGATTCTGGCAAAAAATCGACGGGCTCTCCCGTCCATTTTATCGGCACCAGCTTTAGAATCCCGGCCGACGATACTATCCAGTTGCAACAGGCCACCTCTGCAATACGGTTGAGAGGGTCCCACCAGTTGGATTGTTTGACGTCTTCTTCTGCGACGTTGAAGTCTAAAAGGGGGGCGTCAACTGCGATTCCGGCAGTCGCTGCTATTGTATTGATAATGGCGTTTGCTCGGTAGTTTTTGAACGTAGGAAGGCTCTGGTTTGGCTGCGACAGGGTCCAGGATATCTTGTCCCGGCCGCTCAGTGCGCCGCTCTCTCCGCCCTCGATGGAGTAGGAGAATTCGTTTCCGGTTTTGGCGACCAGGGCGGGAGAGGTGTAGCTAAACCCTCTGCCGTCTCCTATCTCTAAAACATACTCGTCAGCGGCCAGGGCTACCGGGTCGATTCCCGCAGGCAAGGTTGCACTCCATGATATCCCACGGTTGACCTCCTGAGAAATGCGCCACGTGAGGATATCGTAACCATTGAGACGGGCCCATGGCTTCGTCCGTATGGTCGCCATTTACCAGCCTCCGCACAGTTGCACGGAATCCTGTTGGCGTTTAATTTTGGACGTGACTCCCTGGAGCGTGACCTGATGCTTGCGACGAGTAAGGCTCATCCAGCAGAGCGTCAGCACCTGAGATATTGCCACCCTCCTGCATATTTGCAGAGAGTCTCGCGACCGAGTAGCCGCCAATCGGCATTGCTGTAGCGAGTCTCTGGAGTGCGAGATGGTGGCCACTTAGGCCCCCGATTCGCCTTCGAGGGTCCATACATACTGCACGTCGTCGCTGGGAGTCATGCCTGGCTGGAGGGTCTGCTTGCCCCAGAATCCTTGCTTGTCGCCGTGAGGAATTCCGTCGTCAGCGGTATCAAGCTTGATTACGATTCCGGTAGCGTATGAATTGGCGTAAACGAAAGACAACCCGGCAGGAGCCGTCTTCCGGTTCGTGCTGGTGCCTGAGTCGTTAAGGGTCGCCACTCCTGCGAGCTTTATTTCGGAGGTGGCCCACGAGTAACCGGCAGGAATCACTCCCAGGACGGTGGACCCGATTTTGAGGGTGATGTCCGCACTGGCCGTGACGGTGGCCCCAGACGTGGCGTCGACGAGCTGCGCTCGCTCAATCCAGTCCGCGCTTCCTCCGGTTGCCGTGCCCGCCCCGGTCGTCGTGGTGATCGACTCTGTTGCTAGTGCGCCTGAGGTTACCTTGAAAATCTTTACCTTTTTCCCGTTGTCGCCGGAAGTGGTGGTCACCACCGATAGTGTGCTTGCGGAGCCAGGACGGATGAGCCCGTTCGCCAGATAAATACGGCAGTCGAAAAGGTCGGACCCCGCAGATGCGTTCTTGAAGAACGCCTTCTGGTACTGGACTTCAATGTCGCCAGAATCGTCCACCGTGCCTGAAGATTTCGCGGCCATCGCCGGAAAAATCTCGCCCGACGAACCGCCTGTTACTGGAGACGCTCCAATGGCTCCCCCTGCAGTGGTGCTGTCTCCTCCGGGGTTGGATGCGCTCGGGTAGAGCACCATTTCTGTGGCGGCGTCAACTGGCATGGAATTCTCCCTAGACTCTCAATTGCAGGGTAACTGTGTGCAGGTTGGTCGTGCCTGCTATCTCTGGGTAAGAAATGCTGATTACTGTCCCCGTGTAGCTCGCGGCGTGCTTGTCGGTGACGGTGTAGGTTGATCCTCTAGTAATCGCGCTGATAATCGCAGAGACTTCCGACAACGTCATTCCGTGGTTCCTAAACGTATAGGTCCTCTGCGGAGGCTTTAGGTCCTGGTCTATCACCGTTCCGTAGCTGCTGCCATCGGACGGGACGCAGAACCGACGAGAAACCTCATGCGACCATGTCGGGTCTCCCACCCATTCCCAGATAGCCAATTTACGCAGCCCCCTGAATCGCCGCGCCAATCGAGGCGTACGGGTCTGACTTTGTCATTTCTGGCGCACCTGTCCCCGATGTCAATTTGGTCTGCTTGACCTGGTCGGATACGGCCTTGCCAAGTGCGGCGGCTGCCGCCTTCATCCCGTCGGATGCCGCCACTGAGACGTAAACATTCTGCACGGGCCCAGGAGCAGGGGCTCCCGCTCCAGGCTTCTCGTAGCTCGCCGGCTGCTTGAATGTCCCCTTGAGGTGCTCGGGAACGGATGACTCTTTGTAGCGGTCGAACTCGGGAGAACTCCCATAGCCCCGGTATTTCCCGAACGAGTCGCCAAAGCGACCCAGGGATGCCGTGCCGATGGCGGCACCCTTAATTCCCTCGCCAAGACCAACCAGGGGGGACGCAGCCCCGCCGACTCGGTTCTTGTCGCCGGATTTTGCCGCGTCGGTCTTCTTCTTTTCGGCGTCGGCGAACTTGTCGGCTTCAGCGTCGTATAGCCTCTGTTTGGCCAGGCTCGCTTCCTCGGCGGCCATGACCTGGTCTTTGCCGGCCTTTACCGCGGCCTGATATTCCTGGTCAATCGAGTCGAGCTTGTATCGGAGAATCCGCTTCTCCAGTTCCTGGGCCTTTTCTGGCGCGTCAGAGCCGCCCTCTCCGCGTTCTATTTTTCCCTGGAGTCGGGCGAGTCGTTCGGCGGCGGCGGTGGCCTTGAGATTTGTTAGCGCCTTTTTCTGGGCCTCGATTTCGTTGGCCACTGTGCGCTCTAGGCCTGCCCGTGCCTTGGTTAAGACGTTGATTTCTTCGATTTTTTGCTTTTGGGAAATCTGGCCTTTGGAGTAGGCCTCGTTGACCTCCTCGACGGCTACCTTGTTGGCCTGCAGTCGGGCCTGGGTCGTTAGGGCAGCGGCCTCCTGGTCGCCAATTATCGTCTTGAGGTTAGAGAAGGCTTCGTCCTGGGATTTGCTTTTGTTCCTGTTGGACTCTCCCCGGCTACCGCTCTGGATTTGGTCCAGTGAGGACTTAATTTGCGGGAACTGGCCCAGTATCTCTGCGTTTCTGTCGCGCCATTCCTGGGCGGCCTTGGCCACCTTTTTGTTCGCGGCCTCGAGCTGCGTTGCCGTGGCGTTGCCATCGGCCTGCAGCTCTTTGTATGAGTCCTGGAGGGGTCCTAGCTGGTCCTTCAAGTCCTTCTCTAAAAACTTGCCGTGCTCTTCCTGGTTTTTGGCCAGGAGCTTGTTCCTGGTCGTGGTGTCGGTCGGGTCCAGTAGTTCAATTTGCTTGTTCAGGGTTTGGGCCTGGTCCTCCGCTGAGCTTTTGCCCAGGGCCTTGCGCAGGTCCAGTTCTTCCTGGAGTTTTGCGATTTTCTCTCTGGATTCGGTGACTAAAGCCTTCGCTGCCGCTGCGTCAAAATCAGAGACTGCCTTTGCGCTCGCCGCTACTTTTTTGTTCCACTCAATTAGCTCTTTCGCCAGTTCCTTAGACTTGCTCGACGCCTTATCGTTGGTGATTACGCCAACCAGTGACTCTGTGTCGGTGGCCTTGGAGCCGGTGAGCCCGTAGTATTTGTTTTTTGCAAATCCCGCAGCCTTGTCCGTGGCCTCCTGGGACCTCACGAGGTTGGCTCGTCCTCCGACCTCGGCCAGGGCCGAAGCAAAGTCTTTGAGCGCCTCTTTTTTCTTGGAGATGGCGTCCGTGGCATCAGCGAAACGATTGAGCTTTTTGATCGCCTCGTCCGCGGCTCCACTCTCGGTGGACAGCTTGGAGAACTCTTTTCGGAGGCCAGCAAGAGCCTTCTCTGCGTCAGCGTATTTGGCACGGATTATTCCGCCAGAGTTTGCGAAGTCGCCAGATCGTCCCAAGGCCGCGGCGGACCCTGCGTCCTTTATCTTGATGCTCGTCGGAACTTCCTCGCGGGCATTAGCCGCGGCAATAGACTCGCTCCTGAACGCCTGCTTGTATCCCTCCAGGGATGCAATGCGCTGCGCCACAACGGCCTTCTCTGCGTCGATTGCAGACTTCTGGTCGATTGCCTTCTGAACGGTCGGGTCGGTCGACTTCGGCTTGGTTGCGTCATTGTAAGCGGACGTAAAATCCGCCGCCGTCGTGCCTCTCACTGCCGTTCTGGCCGCAGTAGTATTGCCTATGGTCTTATCCTTGTCAGGACTAGGCGAACCTGCCCCGGGATAATTCAGGCGGCTATTGGTGGCCTCTTTGATAGCCTTGTCCAGCTCGTGCCAGGCAACTGAGGCTTTTTGGAGGCGGGCAGAGTCTGTCTCAATCTCCTTGCCTGCCTTTTTCTGGGCCTCCTCGTAGGCGTCCATTCCCGCTTCGGCCAGGGCTACGGCCCCCGTAATGGCGGCCAGTGGGACTGCAACGCCGGACAGGGTCGTGATTAGCCCCGAGATGGCTCCAGTGTAGTCCCCGTAGGCCACGTTCTGGGCCGCATCGCGGAGTCCTTGCATTTTGTCAGCCGTGCCGGCCGTAGCGGTTCCTAGGGTGGCCACCTGGCTCGATAGCCCGGAGAACGCCGAGGCTGAACCGTTCGCATTCTGGGCGGATTGCTGAATGTTTGCCTGGTATTGCTTTTGGACTTCCACCAGTTCTTTTAGCTGAGCCGCCAGAGGTGCAATGGCGTCCGTCTGCAGTTTGTTCGTCGCTTTGATTTGGTCGACTGTGGCTCCGGTAATCGCCTTGGCCAGGTCATGGTGCCGCTTCTGTTCTAGCGCGAACGAAGCGACGATAGCCGCTGTCCCCTTGAGCCCGCCCGCCAGCCCGACAAGGGTTTCCTTCCAGCTTTTGCCAGAGGATTCGGCCAGCTTGGTCGACTGGACCGCCGTGGCCATCGAGGAGGTAAAAGAAGGGTCGACGGACCCCTTCACCTTGAACTCGATGCCAGACATTTGCGGACCAAAGGCCATCAGCGGGTAGACTCCTTCTCGACATCCACGATCCGGCGGATGAATTTTCCCTGAGCAGTTGCGGCGTCAATCCTGGGCTGGACTGACTCGCGCCACTGCTTGAGCCTATCCTCCAGGGATGCGTGAGGGTTGATTGGGATTCGGACTGCCAGCCCAAACCAGTCAGGCTCCTCGCCCTTGACTTCAGCCCCGGCGAGCATCCACCGGACCCTGTTTTCGTGCCACTTGGAACGGTCAACATACCGCTCCAATATTAGGCATTTACGCAGGGTCCAGGTGGACTCCACCGCCTCTGGATCTATGTGGTAGTGCTCTCCGAGGTAGTGACAGAGACGGACTGCCCAGAGTCGTCTGAGGATTTCTCGGCCTCTGGGACCGATTGGGCCTGAGTCAAAGAGATTTCGCGGGCCCGAGCTGCCGCCCACTGGATCGGGCCCTGGGCTTCCCCCATCACGTCAGACTCCTGATTCAGCTCTTCCTGCAGTGCAAAAAGGGCTTGTTTCTGAGAGAACCGGATGTCCTCTAGCTCTGAGTCGGTGGGAGAGTCGCCCAGTTCAAAGTGAAGTATCGACTTCAGGGCCTGGCCGCGGAGTTTATCTCGACGCTCGAGGACTGCGTCGGCCCCCAATCCATCGAAGCAACCCTTGACTGTATCCTGGTCGATTTCCACCCGAGCGTCTCGGAACTTGTTCATCTCTCGAACCGTCTGCTCTCGTAGGGTCGCTACGAAAGAACGGTTTCCGATTTGGATAACCCGCTTTGCTTCGCGGGGGGATAGGGTTTCGTATTCAGGCATGTGTTAGGACTCGAAATCCACGTAGCCGTAGGGAGCCGCGTTGCCGAGCGGGTCGGTATACGTGGCCAGGGGAATAGCGGTGGCTGTGAAGTCACTGATCATGTATTTCCCCTCGGCGAAGTCCATTGAGAACTGGCCCTTTGCCTGGCATAGAGGCATCGTGACTCGCACAAACTTCCCAGTATTGGGGCGGATGTGGGTAATCACGACATCCTTCTGCTCGAAAGCGAAGGTTACGCCGGGAGTGATACGGGTCAGCGTGCCCGGATTGTAGCTGTATGCCACATTGATTCGCGGGTCAGAGCCGACCTGGGTGGCGAGGGCGCTTCCACTGATTACGCAGATTCTGCCGTTGCTGATATATCCACCAGGCTCAACGAAGTAGTCGGTGTTGACGACGTAGAGAGCTACGCCTGTTCCGGTCGACGTCGCGGAGTACGCCAAAGTTACGTAGAATTTGGTGGTGTCAATCACCGTGATCGCGTAGCTCCCGTCGTATCCGCCGACGGTCATCGAGGATAGGGTTACGTGCTGGCCGCTAGACAATCCGTGGGCCGCCGAAGTCGTAAACCTGGTGGTGCCAGCCACTGTGCCGCTGTAGTCTGACGCAGAGGCCACACTGAAAGTCGTGGGCGCCTTAACGATGACGCTGGTAAGGTTTCCGCCAATGGCGTTGTATCCCGTCACACCGGACCCGCCCAGGGCTCCCACGTTGACGACTGCCGCAGCAACTGCGGTGGCGCCAGAGGTCACGCTGATAATATTGCTGGCCCCGATACCGGTAGCCATTGCAAAGGTGTTAGCAGAGACCTCGGCCAGGCCGGCAGAGAACTCCTGGCGGTATTTGATGGCCGTCCTTCCGACGAATTGCAACGGGGTGCCGACCTCAAAGTCGAGCACCTCGGTGTCAAAAGTCAGCTTTAGGCTGTTCTTGAGAAACCCGGCGTCAACGCCGTTCCAGGTCATTTGGGCGAGGCCCACCGTGGTGTTACTGAATGTTCCCGTGATACCTTGTCCGAATGCCATGTTAGGCTCCTCTCTAAATAAAAAAGGGCCGAATAGGCCCCTTTGTCCGGGTTATTTTTGGCTTAATTTTCTTGCCAATTCTGTGTGAATATCAATAACGAGCCGGGCCCTGATTGGGCCCCATACGTATTGCAGTTCGCCTTCTGAGTCGATTGCGATTGAGTGACGGCGGGTCTCGTCCTTGCCGTCGGCCCACTGTTTTAGCCTGATAGAGGTGGCAAACTCCACGAACGACTGAGGCCCTTTGGTTTCTCCTGGAGCTTTCTTGTGGACCCACAGGCCCGTTCGGAAAAGCTTAAACGATTTTCCGCTAGCCCTGACTCCACGCAAAATCTCGTCGTCGCGCGCGTCGGCGTAAAACGGCCTGACTGTTATCGTCGCGCCCGATTGGTCGTAGCTGACCTGGATCGGTCTATTGTTTTGGGGTATCCCGTTGATCCTGTCGTTAATGCTGACAATCCTGGAAACCGGAAGTCTCTTCTCGAGGTCCTCGACCGCCGAGTGCACGGCGTTGACAACGGCTTCGCGGGCTTGCTCTGTAAGTTTTTGCGGGAGGGCCAACAGTTGCTGGGCGATATCTGAAGCGAACTCCAGGTCCATTAGGCAGTCCCGAACATCGTCGAGAAGTAGAGGGGCAATTCAAGGATTGCGGTGTACCCGTCGCGACCAGGAACCGGCTTCATTTCCCCGCAGGATGCCGCCCACCTGTCGCCTCCTGCCGTTTCCAGCCCAGTGGCCAGCAGTTGATTTACTGCAATTTTGACGCCCTTCAAGGCGCCTGATTCGCGGCGATACCAAAGATTAAAAAGGTCACGCCAAGATTGCGGAGCAGGAGCGGTGCTTTTGAGTGACAACCGAAACTGGAGAACCGTCTCAAAGTGCGTCGGCTCTCCAATCCCTTGAATCGCACTAGGCGGCCCTTCGCCAACGAACTGCATTTGTAGGATTGGAGAGTTTGCCGCAGGCTGAGACGGAACTTCGGAGTCCGAAAAAGAGGATACCCCGTAGCACACTCCACCGGCCCCAGCGAGCGACTCAAACCCGGCTAGTGATGCGTCCTTGATGGCCTGAATCACGGGAGACTATTGGGCCAATACTGCGAATAATAGCTGCCCGGCATTTTTGGCCCGTAGACGCCGAGTGGGTCGAAGCAGCGCAGCTGGTAGTCGGGGACCCCACTGACGTGCATCGGGGCGCCCTGGGACGGGACGACCTCCAGGGTCGTAGCGTCCTCGAGTCGCATCTCTCCTGCCAAAATCTCTTTTAGCAGGTCCATTGCCTCTTTTTCTCGTGCCGCGGCCCATTCGTTGTGTGATTGGGTCCCGCTGTCCGAGTAGGCCCCCTTTGCCGACCAGGCCGCCGCGAGCAGAACCGCTATCGTGCGAATCAGCTCGGGAACCGGGTCGGCAAAGGGGACTGAGAACTTAGTCTGCAGGCGCCCGTCTATCTTGGATTGGGCAACGGTTATTCCGTCAGCAACGCGGGCAGATGCCGTAGCGTCCTGAAGAATAAACGTCGCAAAATCCGTCACTTCGGACGACGTGCAGTATGCCATTACGAACCGACAGTCATCGAGACAATGGATTCGGGGAATACCAGGGCCGGGATGCCATTAAACCCGCCATACATCTGGTATGGTCCATTGATTTTGACCTGAGTAAGGTCGAATACCCGCAGGAATCGGCCTCCAGCAGGGTTCAGAATGGACCCGTTATGGATGCTCGGGCAGGCGGCCAGGTGACCGAGAGGCTGGCCCAGGGGGGGCTTACCAATCAGCAGCGCAGTGGTGTCCGGGAGGAAGGTGGTGTAGGTCCCGCCCGAGGTTTTGTATCCCTCGTCGTAAACAACAACTCCTTCGATTCCGGTGAACTGCTTGAGGATGCTGCCCACCGCCTCGTTGCTCACGGCCTCGCTGCCAGGAGCTGCGCCAGGTCCAACCTGGTTTGCGTAGACGCTCTGCTTGGCGAGGTTGACGATCTGGGCGTTTTGAGCCAGATACTGGGCGTTGGTCAAGTTGACGTAGAGGGTCGGGTTGAGGCCCTTGCCTCGTAGCAACAGAGCCGCCGCCATGATGTCGGCAATCGGGGTTGAGCGTGTCAGGTCTGACCACCTATAACCTCCGGCGCCAGTAGAACCGCCAGAGCCAGAGGCGCCAGTTGTGAAGGTCTGGACGGAATAGGTATAAGTGGTTGAGTTGGCACCGAATACGGTTGGTTGCAGGCTGCCGGTCAGGGCTCCAACTCGCATTAACTCCTGTTCGACCTCGATGGCCAGACCGATCTCCTCCATATTGCGCATCGCCAGGGCGGCCGGGTCGATGCGGTCAATGGTGCCCGGTTTACGGGTGCGGAGAGCATCGGACGGACGGATCTCCTGGAGTCGGTCGCGGAACAGAGGCTGCAAGATGACAGTCTCCAGAGAACGGCCGGCGGTCACGGACTGGGGAGCTGAGTCCATATTGCCGTCACTCAGCCGACCGGTCGGGCTCCCAATAACGTCGTAAGCAACGAACTCCGTTGAGTACGGCATTTCCGGGAGGAGATTGCGGAACAAGAACGCCTCCGGGCGAGGCTGCCAGCGTCTCCAGACGCTATCGATTACAATCGGCGCGGGATAGCCGGTAGCCGAGGGGAAATTTAGACCAGGGGACATAGCCATTTTAGGCCCTTCTTTCTGGGGCTACCGCCCCGCGTTTTTAGTGGAAAACTAGGCGAGGTGCAGCTCGCCGTTGGCGCGGACGTGCCAGAAGGCACCGCCAGAAACGGCTGCCGCGACGTAATAGGCATCAGTTCCGGTCAATCCGGCAACGACAAAGGTGCCGGTGAACCAGAGATTTGCAGTCTCGGCGTTGGCGCCGTTGCCTGCGGTCGAGGTGTCTACGTTCTGGGCCAGGATGGCCACAGGGGTCCCTGTAGCGTTGCTGCCTGAGTGCACATAGGCCTCATAGAGACCCGTCGAGGAGTTGAGCGCCATAATGGTGCCGGCAGCCAGGGTCACGCCAGACTTGACGACACCAGGGCGAGCCTCTCCATTGTGGCTACCCGCCAGGAATGCGGCAGGAGTATAGGTGGTGGAACGAGGTTGAGCCATTGTTTTAGGCCCCTTTCTGGGAAATAAAAAAGGCCCGGAAAGGGCCTCGTTAGGACTTTATGTAGCTGTTTAGGCTATTTTCTGGACTTTTTTACTGTCGGGAGTGGAGAAGGAGCCTCGATTGAGACCCCTTCGGACCTGATTGCTGCGTCAAGATCGGACATTTTTTGAGCGTATTGGCGCCTCAACCAGTGAATGCGGCGCAGGTCGAAACGGTCTACTCTGCACATATTGCTGACTTGCTGGGCCACCATGTGGGAGACTCCGGCCGAACCGCGGGCCTGGTCGATGAGTTTTGAGTGGACGGACTCCTCGGCGGCAATCTCTGCCGCCAGTACCCGACACTCTTCCAGTATTGACTCCGCCGACATTATTGCTGGCTGTAGATGCGGGGGTCAGCCAGGGTGCAATACTGACGCGCGAGGCGGTCAGCTTCGGCCCGGGCGGCCTCAGCGGCGATAGCTCCACCCTGAGTAGACAGAGCTGCCATTGCGCCAGGAGGAGTACCCATCGGGTGCTGCAGTTCGGGCGGGATGGCAACCTGGGTGTTCTGGATCCCTGCGGTAAATGCGTGGGCGGGGAGAGACTCGAGGAACGTGCAAAAGGCCTCCTCTTGGACTGCGTCGGAGAACGAAGCCAAGAGAGCCTGGACGGTCCCCTTTTGGGCGGGGCTGACCTTGCCTTTGACGACATACTCCTCAGTTTTGGCGAAGGCGGCCAGTTTGCGCTCAGAAGCGACTCGCTCCGACTCACGGGCTGCCCGCTCTGACTCCAGGTGAGCTTTCAGTTCGTCGTTTTGGCGCTTGATTTCGGCAAATTCCTCGACGGAAATCTTAGCTGCTTCTTTTTTGGGCGTTGCTGGTTGTGCTTGTGACACTTTCTTGCTCCTATCGTTATGGACTTTGCAATCCGGCAACGCCGGAAAAGGGGTAAAGGCCATGTGGTCATATGCGATGCGAACTCGCTCGGGCTCGCTCTCAAAAATCTGGCGGAATTTGGCGGAAAAATCAGAGCGGACAAACTTGCCGCCCATATCTTCCCCCTCGTCCTCGTCGTCTGACATCTCCGATTCCTCGGGGTCGTCCTCGTAAGACTCTTCCTCGTCCTCGGACTCCTCGCCGGGGTCCTCTGGGTCGGGTTCTGAGTCCTGATCTGGGTCCTTTTTCTTGGAAAACTGCTCTTTAGGCAGCACTTCGTGAATAATCCCAGCGCTCAAAGTGTCGAATTTGCCTTCTCTGAGGCCCTTGATCGCGTCTTCTCCGACCAGTCGGCAAACGACCCGAGAATAGTTTCCATCGGTCGCAACGCTGCGCAAATGGCCTATTTTGTCGTGATTGCTGTAAGAATGGTCGACCATGACCGGAATAGGGCCGCGCAGGTCGTCGATGGGGTGCCGGAACGAGTCTTGGAGCTGCTGGATGTGGTCGGTGGAATACGGGAATCCCTTGTGGGTGCCAGCATAGAATCCGGTCGAGGGGACATCCACATACCTGACGCCGTTTGGAGCGGTCTGGATTGGGTTTTTCTCCTCAGAATACGCATCCAAGTGCAGCTTGAGGTCAAAGTTCATCAGTTCTTTCATCGCAAGGACTCCTGTCGGCTGAATAGCGGCCTGCACGACGGCGGGCGGGGTGATTTTTTGGGCCTGGTGGGCCACGCTGAGTGATCGGACGGAATCGGGTCGGCCTCGGGAGGTTCCTCGGCCACAGACTCGCCCTTTGTCGTCGGTTTTGCTTCCCCGGATGGACCAGGAGCGGCCGGCTGAGAGTCGATCTCCTCCTGGGATAACGGAGAGAACCCGACCCGCTCACGCAGAGCGTTGAGGTCCTTGGCTAGCCCGGGCTTAACGACCCCAGAGTTGACAAGGTCGAGGAATGCCTCAGCCAAAATCTTCTCATCGTCCTGCTTGAAGTCCTCAATACTGAAGACTCCATAGCTCTTCTGTGGGCCAAAATTAAGGTCGATGAGAGGCTTCACAAACTGCTGGATGTTGACGTTGTTGATCTGGGCTGCAGCCTCCTCGAGCATAAGTACGAAGAGGTCGTAGTGATTTCGGCCCAGAGCGTAACTCCCCGAGCTTCCGTGCTGGCCCACTAGAGACGGGATAAGGGCGCCCCTCATGATCATCATGTCGAGGTAGTCGATGAACCCGCCGAAGTCGGATCCTACGCTCTGTTTCGCCTGGAAAAGCTCAATCGAGATGTCGTCAGTCGTTGCGACAGAGCCGCCAACCGCGAGATTCTGCAGGAGCTTGTTCATAAACTCCAGGACGGGGGTCTCGGCCCCTGTTTCCGGGTCCACAATCGTTTGGTATCCGCCGGAAGTCTTGGCTACTGCGTGAGGGCTGCCGTATCTCTCCAGGGTCAGAGCCCATGCCGCCAGCATCTTGGCCTTCAGGAACCAGCTCCGCCAGCACGACCTCAGTCGAGATTGCCCGTAGACGTTGCCCCACCGTTTCCCGTGAGTGAAAACGATGGCCTTCTCGGCCGGGAGGTAGCTCTGGAATGCCCCGAATCTCCACTGGCGGACCGCCCGTAAGCGGTTTTTAAGTGGGCCATCGAGCCACAGATCATAGGTAATCGTGCCAGGATGGAGCCCCTGGACCTGTTTTGGACGCACCCACTGGCCGTCATACTCGGCAATAATCTCACCTGCACTATGGCCGGCCCAGAAGGCGGTCATTTGCTCCTTGAGAACATCGAGCCAGGGGGTATCCATATTGGCAATAGACTCGTTGACCCAGTCCTGGATTGCCGGATCTTGGTGTCGATACGGACCGAATTTAGCCAGAGTCGCCAGGGTCAGGAATTCCATCGCTGCGTAGCACGACTCATCGGAGGTGACCATTTCCTCATAGACGTTGACGCCGATGGTGTCGGGGTTAAAGTAGTAATTGAGGCCCGACCTGGTCCACTGCCAGAAAGAGTTGTTGACCGTGCCGGCCAGGGGTCGGGTCGGGTCCTTCGGCACACTGAGCGACGAGATAGCATTGGGCAGACCTTGCCACGGGCTGGCTGCGGCCACCTCGTAGGGATTAGAGAACGCGCGGGCACTACTCGCACCGATGAACTCCGGTATCCACGAGGAGCTGCCCAATTTACGGGGCTACTGCTACGAGATAGTAGGCCAGGACCTGGGTCCCATTAAGAGAGCTATTCAGCAACATCGTGTTGCTGCAGACAGCAGACGACGACGTCGCTACCGTTGGAGCCGTGCCTTCTTTGGTGCCGCCCAGACTAGCTAATAAGACCGTATTAGTAGCCAATTTGTGCGCCAGGCCAAGCTTTGAGCCGAAGCCGACCGCGGTGGTGGCACCAGTCCCGTCGTGAGCGGGGATAGTGATGCTCGTCACGGTGGCAAACGCCTTACTGCCGGTAACTGTTCCCGCGGTATCAACAGTGAAGGCTGGAAGTGTCTCGGATATAGCTTCTCCGTTAATATCGGTGCCGGAAACGACAACTGAGATAGCCTTGATGTCTCCCGCCGTTCCGCCAGCCGTGGCGGTTACGTTACGAGCGCACGGCGGATTTGTGATGCCGGTCGTAACAACCTGTTGGGAGCCATTGTCGGTAACTGCAGCGTGTACTCCAGTCGTCGAGTAAGCAACAGCCTGCGTGGTGCTCCACGCCTGGCGGACGGCGGTCGCCAACGAAAGCGTTGCGTTCGCTGTAGCGGCATCAGATGTTGGCGCCATCGTGTTACGCACATCCCAGCTTTGGCCGTATTCTGTGTCCGGGTTTTTTGGGAAAATTGGCATTTTTCTAGCTCCTTGGTGTTATCGGGAAGTCTTTGGCATCGTGATTGAGCGGAAATCTGTAGCCCCGGTCTTAGGAGCGCTCCCGCCCGGGGTTCCCTTGTTGGGATTGAGTCCGTTGACGGCGAATACCAGGGCATCAATGCGGTTCGGGCTCTTTTTGCCGGCCCGGGGAACCCAGGTCGTCTGCTCTTGCTCAAGCTCGGCGAATCGTCCCAGGTGGTGCACCATTCCCACGTTGTAGAGCGCCTGGACGGGCTCTGCTCTGGTCGATTTGTCCTCTTCTGAGTGCAAGCAGAGGATTCGCGGGATTCTGGCGCCGTAGCCCTTGGCTTTGAACGTATTGCGGATAGTCAATTCGATCAGGTCGCCGCCTGCGTTGGTCTCCACGCAGATCTCGTTGACCTTATAGAGCACACAGACCCTGACGAGCTCCTCGGCTCCGGCTTCTGGGCCACGCCCTTTGTCGACCGTGCAGTCGTCAATGATGTAGCTGTGCCCATTGACTCCCAGGCCGCCGATGATGATTCCAAAGTCGTCGGCGTCCTTGCCACTGGTCAGGTTTGGGTCGACCCCGGCCACCACCTTGCGGTAACTCTGGGGCCGGTCCTCGTATCGGAGGCGGTGTTTGTCGAGATTTGCTCGGGTCCACAGAGCCCCGTCGACTTCGCCCAGCAGTTCCCCGAACAACTCCTGACGCTCTTTGCTCGTCCCTTTGTATCGGAGCAGGTTGGCGCGGACGTTCTTGTGCAGATTCCGCAGATTGTCAAAGGTCGACCCGCGGGTCACCATTGTTCCTGGCGCCTTAAGTAGATCGACCAGGAACGGAATCACCCTGGGGGTCGTTGTTACGACGATGCGACAGCATCCAGTCCTGAGACGGAGGCCCATCACCAGGTTATCCCAGGACTCCTCAACGTAGCGCCAGGCCGCCAACTCGTCGCACCAGGCAAAGTCGTGCTGGGGTCCGCGAAGGAGGTTTGGGTTGTCGGCGGAGTAGGCCGTTGCGATGGCCCCATTAGGCCACGTGAGGCGGCGTTTGCTCCGCTCATAAGTCGGGCGATTGTCAGGGGGGCATATCGCGAGGAGCCCGCTCTCCCCCTCGATCATGACGTCTCGCGCGTCCGAGGCCGTTCGGGCTACCAGGGCGATGCGGCGGCAACCGTGCTTCTCGACCGCGGCTCTTACGGCCTCGGCTCCTACCCGTGACTTCCCCCACCCGCGGCCTGCGCATACGACCCAGACGGTCCAGGCCCAGACCAGATTGAGGAGTTGGTTGCGGCGGCCCCAATATTCCCAGCAGTAAAGTAACTTCTCTTTGGCATTGCGACCCAGATCCTTGAGGATCTGCATCTTCCTCCGAGGGTCCTTAGCGCACTCCTCGGCCAGGCTGCGGGAGACTCGGGGGTCGTATGTGTGCCCCAATTAGGCCTCGTCGGTCTGAGGCGGAGCCGCGTCCTCGGGAAAGCACTCGTCGGCGAGCTGGGAGAAGCGACCCTCGAGCTCCTCGTCGATCTCGCTCTCGGAGCGGGTCCGGTCCTCGACTTCCCCGCTGGTCAGACCGCTTACTTGTCCCAAAAATTTGAGGTAGGGAGCAGGCGAGTTCACTTTGATGGTCACGCTCGACCCGGCGTCATACTCCTTGACCGTAATCCCGCCGATGCACGCCTGCGTCTCGGGGTCAGCCTTGCGGATATCGTCCAGGGTCAGACGCTCTCCATTCGCCGGCAAAATTGTGGCCACATTAAAGAAGTAGAGCTGGAGCGCTCTGTCGATAATCTTGTTGCGCCACCGCTTTAGGCTGGCAACAACCTCGCCGATCTCGGCCTGCACTGCCTCCTGCACGTGAGCGTAGGCAGGCTTATTCAGAAGATCGTAGGCGTCCTGGCCTGGGGTGGCATAGCCAGCGATTCGTGCGGCTTGGCTGCCGTTACGACAAGCGACATACGCGGCAATAAATATCCGCTGCTTGTCCGTAATTCGCTTGTCTGCCATAGGCGGGATTTATCCCTGTCGGCCCTTCCTTTGCTCGATGGCGCCGCGGACGAGTTGGCTCACGTTGACACCCTTTTTGTCGGCCAGATGCTTGAGCAATTTATGCTCACCACTGGAAACCCGCAAAGAGGTGCTTTTAGCAGTGCTTTTAGCCAACTCTACTCCAAACAAAAAAGACCCCACTGGCGTAGAGTCTCTTTGTAAATTTATAGTTCTGGGCCCTGCAGGGCAGGGTTATACAGGCCTAGTGTAGGACACTTTGAAAAAAAAGTCAATCATTCAATTAAAACCCGCCGCGACCATTGCCATTACCAACACCAGCACCCCCAGTGCAAAATAAATTGCCACCCGGCCAGACCCTGTCTCCTCCGCCTTGAATGGCTCTTTCTTTGCAATCGGTTCCAGGTCCGACTGGCAGTGCTTGCACTTTAATGCCTCTTTCTTGACGAACTCGGCACACGACGGACATTTGCGCAGACCCATCGCTGACGGCTTCCCCGGGGATGCAGCCACCAGCATCCAACCGAGCGGACCGAGAAGCGCTCCTGCGCAGAGACCATAGTCGACCCTGCCTTTGCGCTCTCCGATGGCGGCCCCGACGGCGGCCCCGATTGCCGCCCAGAATATCAAGTAAATTGCAGTCATAAAGACTTAGTTCATTCATCGGGCGGCCTTCCCTGCTCACTGCTCACCGCCGAGCTCGCGCTCGATCATTTCTCGGATAGCCTCGGCAGCCTCCTCTGACGAAACCTCAATCCCACGGACCCGGATAACCTGGGATTTAGGGTCCAACAGGTTCGCCTTCTTCCCAAAGGTCGAGTCATCGACGAGCGGCGTCAATCGAACGAACTTGAGTTTGTCCTGCTTGTAGGACTTGCTAGAGCTGCCACCTGGCTCGCCTCTCCTAGTGTCGTCCAGTCGGCACTGCTCAATGTCGCGATCAACCCATACTCCCCCGCCTATCGGCACTTTGGAGGAGGATGGCTGCTTGGCGCTCCCCGTGTATCCACAGTCTCTACAAGCGATATGCCCAGGAGCCGTGGTGTAAGCGGTGGGCCTGGCGCACCTGGGACAATCGAAAAATCTTGCCTGCTGGTATACTGCAAACCGGTCCACCTCTGGATTCACCGGTTCCATCCATCCGCACGCCGCACATTGAGGCCGACCGCGCTCAACAAAAAAAACCTGCCGGCGCTGGCAAAGTGGGCAATCGTTAAGAGTCTCTGCGCTGTGAGTCATTTTACTCCCCTTTGTATCGATTTTTTAAGGTTTTTTGCGTTGTCAAGTGGCCTATTGGTTGGTTTTAGCGCGTGGAGGCGAGG